AACCTCCTTAAGCGAGCCGTTGGTCTTAATCTTGTCCCATAAGAGAATCATGGCCACCGCCATCGGAAAGCCAAGTTCTTTTATTAGGTAAAAGATTTTATCGTCCATCATCAAGAGCCCCCCTCCTGTTAGCCATTTCCAGTGTCTGAAATTCGGGTGTTGCTGGAGTGACCAATGCCGCCCTCATCTCGTCTGACACAAAGTCTCTCTCTCCACCAACAGCATAGAACGCTTCGAACTCTGCCAAGTCTGGTACAGAACTCTCGAACTTTGCTATGTCGCCGATTGTGTCAGTCTTCATCTGCTGGTAAGCCTCGTTTATCAAAGAAAGCTGGTTATTGAATTGTGATAGATAGAACGCTCTGTTCGATGGGTCAGTCTTTGCCAGAGTAACCCAGTCGTTAAGGTTCTGTTTGCCCTCGTCAAGGACTCTCTTCTGAGCGTTAGTGTTATCGACACGCTGCCCTTTCATGTTGCTCAGTATCCCGGACGATATTCCGCCAGCGAACCCTGACGCTGCACCGATTATCCCCGCCGGAACAGCCCCTACTCCTGCTATCGGTGCCGTGCCCGCCGCCCCGGACGCCGCCGCGGTTCCGCCCGCCGCCACCGCCAAAGACAACGCCCTCGGAATCGAATTCCTTACTCCCTCCGTAAGAGCCCGCTCGAAGTCTAACTCTGTTGGCTGAAGTTGCCCTGTTGGTGAAAATTGGCCGACCTGTTGCGCCAAGACCTGGCCTTCTTGAATTTGTTTCTCTATAGTCCTCTGTGTCCCCACCGGCACTGTGCCTTCTGGTTGAGCGACACGTTCCTGTTCTCCCTGGGCGACAAGCGCCACCTCTTCAGGTGATAATCCTAAAAATGTTCTGTCCTCTTCGCCCGGCTTTCCCGGAATAACTATGCCCGACGCTCTGCCTGTTTCGGAAGATTTGAAAGTCTCCGGCGCGCCTATACCAAGTTCTTGTTGTTGGGTTGTCTGCTCTGTCTCTGGCTCTGGCCTGTTAATGATGCACTGTCCATTAATCCACTCGCCACCGTTCGCTATACAACGCTCCCTTTCCTCTGCCTCTCTTCTTGCCGCCTCTTCTTTGCCAGTAAGTCCGCCAGTAAAACCGCTGACAACGTCTCCTATTGCCATTATTCTCTAGTCATGGATGCCTCCACATCGTTCGGCTGTATCCTTAATTGTCCGCTGTTCTTCTCCTCTGTCTCTTGTTGGAGTCCTGCAAGGCTTGGCGGCCTGTTCCATTTTATTCTAATTCCTAACTGATTCCAGAACTCTGACTCTCTCAATTTTTGCTCTCTAGTATAAACTGGCTCGAAGATAACGTGCCCCATCTTGCCGCCGACCTCGCTTGTCCCGTCGGATGTCGCAATGCTTCTAGGTACTCCAAATATTTGGTAAAAGAAGTTTTCTAGGTAGCTTATCCATTGCTGTCTGTCTCCTGTTGGTTTTGAAGGAAAGTCTTTGATTTCTGCTGTCTCTTCTGGAAGGCCGACCATTTCAACATTCTTTGTGGCGTTCTGGATTTCTGTGTTGGCCTTTGAAATCTTTTGCTCGTTGTTTGTCTTGTAGTAAGCGATTCCAAGGACTGTCATTCTGTGCATAATCTTTCTGTTATCGATTAATGCCTCGTTCCTTGCGTCTATTACCCAACGAGAAGCATCTATCTGGCTCGTGCCATGGACTTGGTCGCCTATCCTTTTGTTGTGAGAATGGAACATATTCTTAATCTTTACTGGCCGCCATTTGCTACCGTTCCATACATCATAACGCTTAATCATTCCGTCCTCTTTGAAAACAACCCTTACCCGCTCTGGGCTTATTGGGACTAGATTTATAATCTTTCTTGTCACAAGGCTTCGCTTAATCTCGCAAAAAGAGTCGCCAACCACCAAGCAAGTAACCTCGTGATTAAACATGATAGAGTCAAAAGTATCTTTGCCCATCCCAACAAAGTTTTCCATCCTAAGCTTCAAATCCAAATCATCGCCGACATCCCAGCCACGACCGAAAGCCCATGTCGCCAAACTGTTCGCAGCACTATTTATCTCAGGTATCTCGCAATAGTAGCCATAATTCTTGCATGAGTCTGAGAAATACCAATAAGTCTCGCCGCTATCGTTCGCAGCGTCTAAAGCTTTAGAGCTGACCACGTAGTCCGGGACTGTGTTCGTGAAGTCCGTGGTTGTTGCTTTGTTTAGGTCTCTTTCGGCCATTTTATTCTATCCTTTTTGGCATTCGAAGTTTAAGAAAGTTTGGGTTTGTCGCCGACCCGTTCCTGTTCGCAGGGTCTATTTTCATTGTGCCTGTAAGGTCCGCTATGCTGCTGTCGTTCATCGACCAAAGCTCGGCTGTTAGCCTTAGAACTGTGCCAGCCGGGAAGACTGTCTGCGGGATTGCCACGTCCAACAGGCTCGTCTTTAGCTGCGGGTCGTCGTCGTCGTTCTTTGTCTCTGTCTGGACAGAAGCTATTTCTGTCTCTGTGGAAGTGTCTGGGTCCCATTTCCTAATCTTGAATATGATATACATCCCGTTAGAGTCAGCAGAAGCGCCGGTCACAGACCATGTCACTCCTATATGGGCTGTCCCCTCGAACGTCTGCGAGAGCTGGTATTCTGAAAGGTCGAAGTCGAGGTCAAGCTGTTTTCTGTACGTTGTATCGTTGTCTTTAGTGAAAGCGAACGTGACTTGCTCCTCGTCTGAGTATGTAGAACTGTCACCGGTCAGGATGTAGTCGGTTCCTACGCTGTCCTGTGTCAATGCCGGGTAGTAATCGACGAAGCCCTCGCCTGTGGCTATTTCTTGAAAGTCGAAGCTGGCTATCACCGGCGATGTTGTCGTGAACTTGTTGCTCACCATTATAATCCTGCGCTGTCGAAGATGTCTGACTTATTGTCCTTCATTGTCCGGATGAAGCCTTGCCAAATATCGTCAATCACGTTAAGTTTAGATTGAGAGATAGACAGGCTCCAGTTGCCCTGGTCTTGCTGGATTGCGTAGAATGCGGCCCTGTTAGCTGCCACGTTGGCAAAATATCGTTTCCAATTCGGGCCAATCTTTGAATAGTTGGCCACTAGGTCGTTGTCTGTGATGGCGGACATGTCTCCCTCCGCCCATTTAATCCAAATGTTCGTGTTCGCTTCAAGAATCTGTGCCGCGCTAGCGTTCTGGCCTATCGCTAGAAGAACTTCCGCCGTTGTCGCTAGTGTTCCCTCATCTGCCATTGCTTACCCTCATCTGAGCCGTCTGCTCCATTGTTGCCTGAATCTGGAACAGTCTTATAACGTCGGACACCTCCAAACTCGGGTTGTTTTGCTTAACTTCTTTCATTTGCTCGATAAGCTCCTCTATTTTCATACCTTAATAGAGTACACCCTAGGATTTAAATCTTTGTATTTGACGCACCAAGCGGCCCGGACTATCCCTTCCGCAATATGAGTGTAATTTCCGAAGATTTTGAGATGCCGTGTGCCTAAACTGTCGTTACTGTAAGCGAATTGGACACTTTTAAGGCTCTGGAACACTTTATCGTCGTCCAATAGCTGAATCTTGCCCGTCTCCATCAACATTTTCAGATTACTGTATAATAGAGTCTTTTGAAGCTTTTTTCCTCGCCCGTCCTTGTCCATTACCTGTTTTGAGTTGTCGATTGCGATGACTTCTCGCTTAGTCTCGTCAGATTCCAGCAAATAGTCGAGAACTCCTACCCCGATACCTGAGGAATCCACAAAAATCTTTGAGAATTTGTATATTTGGTGAAGAGATTTTATGTGTTTAGTTGTCTCGGAGAGGAGAGTTTTAGTAGTGATTTGGTTCTCGATGTGTATGAGCTGGCCGCCTATCATGTCGATTATCTCGAAAGAGGACTCGTCTTCGCCCATTCGTGCCACATCAACGCCAAGATAGTACTCTTTGCCCTTTATTATTGCCTCAGGCCGCTTCACTGTCATGCAGCTCCTTATAAGTTCGTCAGGGAACCATTGCCGGTTGTCGTCCAAGAACTCGCCCATGTACTCTTGACGGTATTCCATGTCGCTCAGGATTGATTTTTGGTTGTCCAAGAACTTTATCGCCTTGTCACGCTTCTCCTGAGTCCAGTCGTCCTTGATTTCCCTGTTCTTTATCACCTCTTCCGATGAAATGTTGAAAACTTTCCATCTGTTCTCGAAGTTCTCCCAGCATTTGAAGAAGAAGTTTTTCTCGCTCGTGTTGGCAACGAACTTGCCCCTTGGTGTGCTGGACATCCAAATTTGGCCGGCTGTTGTCATTAATGTCGGCATTGCCGCTTTCCACATGAGCTCAGGCATTCCGCTAGCCTCATCAATATAGAGAACGTTACCAGTAAAACCCCGCACAGCGTCACCAGTATTCCCAACAGGCCGTGATATAACATGGGCTCCATTTTTAAGCCAAATCCTCGACTTTGTTGGCTTTTTTTTGCCTTTCTGGATAAGCTGCCTGTGAAACTTCTCGAGATAGTCCAGAATCATCACGATAATTAAATGGGCTTGGTCTTCCGTAAGCGATACAACAATAACTTGGTGTTTTGGGTTGGAGAGTAAGTGTTTTGCTATCTTGTGAGAAAAGATAGTAGTCTTGCCCACCTGTCGCCCTGTATTGGCTAAAAGGTCGCCGGTAGTATTGAGTATTTCTTCTTGCCATGGGTCATATTTCATCTGTGCCGCTCCTTGTGGCATTCTTTGCAAAGTGTTTCTAGCTTCATTGGGTCGCAGAGCAGGTTTCTTCTGACAGCTGCATAGATTTCTTGCCAGTTCAGAACGCCTTCAACATGGTGAACCTCGACCTTCACCTCTCTTCCTTTGGCCACAGAATGTTTAGCGCCGCAGTCCTTGCAACTCCTGTCGTTCATTTTTAGGGCGGCTTGCCTTTCTTTGCTCCTTAGCCATAAAGCTCTTAGCGCTGATTTGATTCTTGAATCGGGGGTTATTGGTTCCATTGTGATTAGGGGCGAGGCGCGGGATTGTGTTAAATTGATGAAACGGTTATGAGAAGTCCCACACCTCAATACTTACTAACTAACCTACTATATAAACTTTTCTAAAAAATTTTTTTCTGGGCGATGA